GTGCCGATGGCTGGAAAGGTGTTGCAAACGTTGAACTTTGGAAGGAATTTGTTACCGAGGTTGAAAAACGTAGAAAGATGCGCTTATGCGTGCGTCATATCAATGGACACCAAAAAGACTTGTTGAACCCTGTTATTTATGGGAATAATGTGGCTGATGCCCTTGCTGATTACCACACGCAAGATTCCTATGTACAGGATAAGCCCTTAGAGGGGTTTAGTTGGTACGTTCACGACCCTAGTAGTTTGATATTTATTGCTAAAAACGAAGAACACGAGTATTTGGTTACGCATGATGATATTGTGCTGTTAGGAGATTGCCATTATGCAACAGAAGAAGACCTTGTGAACTGCATAAATGGAAAATGGATTTTTGATGGTTACTACAATGGTGACTATGAAATAAATACCGAAATAAAAACGATTTAGTATATGGCTGACTTGGATAAGTATAAACAAGCGATTGTGGATGTTTATGACACCACTAATAAAAATATTTTTGTGAATGCAACCGCAGGCAGTGGAAAAACATTTACTTTGTGCACACTTGCTGACCGCACACCACCTATAAAATCGTCCATATTCCTAGCCTTTAACAAGTCAATAGCTCAAGAATTGGGGGCACGTTTGCCTCGCACAGTTAAAGCGTCAACACTACATTCGTGTTCGTTGTCGGCTTTATTGAAAGCATTTAAAATGGATTTCGCTATAAGTGAAAACAAATACTTTGGAATGGCTAGGGAGTGTTTGGATTTTAAAGGAATAGCCGCTAAAAGAATTAACGGGTTATGCGGCAGAGCTTGCACTCTGTATGACCTTATGCGGTTCAACCTGATTACAGACGATTTTGAAAAGGTTACAGAGTTGGGGGAAAGGTACGGTGTTGACGCAGACGAAGAAAGCGTACAGAGAGCCCTAGAGCTTTATAGGGTCGCAAAACACAAAGCCGATAGATACTTTGAGGGTTCAGTAGGTGGAAAATTACGTATGGATTTTACTGATATGCTGTATTATGCCGCCAATTACATAGACATGAAAGACTTTAAACAATACAATGTCGTAATGCTGGATGAGTGCCAAGATATCAGCCCGTTACAGTTTGAGGTCGTGAAGCGGTGCAAGACACCACGAGGCAGACTGATAGCCGTAGGTGATGAAAAACAAAGTATTTACAGTTTCATGGGAAGTAATTTGGACAGTTTGCACGCTATAAAGAATTCCCCGAATACGATTGAATTACCTTTGTCTATGACATACCGTTGTGCGGTGAATATTGTAGACGAAGCCCGTAAAGTGTTTCCGGACGGTATTGAGGTAGCTCCGGGAGCTGTATTGGGGAGTGTTGATTGTGGTAGTTTTAGAGATGCCAAAGATGGCGACTTTATATTGTGCCGAAACAATGCACCCCTGATGGAAACGTTTATAGAATTATTGAAACTAGGCAAACGGTGCGCCATTATGGGTAAAGATTACGGTGATGAGTTGGTGTACCTAATAGATAGCATTAAAGATATTTGGGGGCTGGAAGCTAAGTTAGAGAAGCTAAGTGAAAGCCTTGCGAAGAAAGGTGTTAAAATGCCGACCAAAGTGCCTGCATACGCCCAATTGGAAGAAAAAGTACACGTCTTGCTCACCCTGTATGAATATTTTGGCGACTTAGAGGTGGTGCGTAATCGCATTTATGATATATTCACAGATACGCAGAGTAAGGGGGTAACGTTGAGCACTATACACAAATCTAAAGGTTTAGAGGCTGATAACGTATATTTCTTGCAACCGGATTTATTACCGAGTAAGTATGCGGTTACGGAGTTAGCCTTGTATGCTGAAAAATGTTTAAAATTTGTGGCAATAACGAGGAGTAGAAAGAATTTAATATATTGTTGAACGAATTAAATTAATTTTATGGAAGAACAAGAAAAACAAGCGGTAAAACAAACTCCCGCTGATTTATATTTAATGGTTCCTAAAAATTCAAAAACGGGGGTGCGGGTTACACTCCTTAGTGTAAAGAAAATTAAATCCTTTGCCGAAGTTGCCCCAACAAAGGAAATTCTTGCAACTCACTTTCAGGCGGAACATGTGCGAATGGAAATAGCCGATGCCGAAGCTAAAAAGGCGGGAAAGAATGCAAAATATTTACCTCAACCCTTGTATTTGCAAATACAAAGTAGTATATTTGCAACTATTGTTGAAGAAGCCCGTGGCAAAGACAAGGATGTGGATGGTAAAGCCTTGTGTCTAACTCTTGGTTCGCAGATACCCTGTTGTGTAATTACACCTATGCCGGAAGCACCTGTTGAGGACGAGCAACCAAAACAAGTTCGTAAAAAGAGAACCCCAAAAATTGTTATTAACAATGATTAGTAAAGACAGTAGAAAGGTCGTAGGTGAATACGTGTTTTTGAGCAAGTATTCACAGACACACAACGGTGTTAAAGAAACATGGGACGAGGCTGTTAACCGTGTCATGACAATGCACTGGAACCGTTACAAAGAGATAGTTAATGAGGCAGATATGCCCGAGTTTGAACGTTTGTTTGGATTTGCTGAAAAGTTGTATCATCAGCAACATATTTTAGGGGCACAAAGAGCCTTACAATATGGGGGTGAGTTGATGCTTGAAAAACACGCTCGGTTTTACAACTGTTCAAGCACTTATATTGACCGTGTGGAAGTGTTTGAGGAAATTATGTATTTGCTCTTATGTGGGGCGGGTACAGGGTACAGTGTTCAACATATCCACACCGAACAATTGCCTATTCCCAAAGGGTTTAATCCCAAACTTGAGAAAAAGATATTTGTAATACCCGATACGATTGAGGGGTGGGCAAAGGCGGCAGGCGAGTTGATTGGAGCTTACTATTATGGACGTGCCGAAGTGTTGTTTGACTATTCCCAAATCCGCCCGAAAGGTGCTTACATACGAGGTGGATTTAGAGCTCCAGGACCCGAACCATTGCGGGAAGCACTGGACAAAGTAAGAAGCCTCTTGTGCAAAGTTCAGAAGCGTAAATTGAGACCGTTTGAGCTTCATTATATTATTTGCGTTTTAGCGAATAGTGTGGTAACAGGTGGTGTTCGTCGCAGTGCGATGATAAGTATTTTTGACGCTGACGATGTGGAAATGGCAGGTTGTAAAGTTGGGGCGTGGATTAGCACACATCCTGAACTATGCCGAAGCAATAATTCCGCAGCTATTTTGCCCAATACCCCAAAAGAAACATTTGACATGATTTACGAGTTTACCCGTAAATTTGGGGAACCCGGATTTGTGTTTATAGACAGTCCGTGGTTTGTCTATAATCCGTGCGGGGAAGTGGGTATGTATCCTCGCATACAAGACGAAAACGGTGCGTGGAAATCAGGATGGGGCTTTTGTAACCTGTCGGAAATAAACGGGGGTAAGATACAAACCGAACAGGATTTCTATGATGCTTGTGTGGGTGCGTCTGTTATATGTACGTTGCAAGCGGGTTACACGAATTTTAAAGTGTTACAGCCGTGGTCGCAAAAAATTGCAGAGCGTGACGCCCTGATTGGAGTAGGTATTACGGGGCTATGTGAGAACCCTGACTTATTGTTTGACCCTATTATTCAACGCAAAGGGGCGATGTTGGTAAAGGAAACGAACCAGAAGATAGCCCGCATGATTGGGATAAATTCAGCGGCACGATGTACCGTTGTCAAGCCGTCGGGTAACAGTTCTCAATTACTTGGTACACTGTCAGGTATTACTCCAGGACACGCCCGCCATTACATACGTCATATTCAGGCGGCAGACACCGAACAGGCGGTTCAACTATGGGAAAAGATAAACCCGAATTGTGTTGAACCGAGTGCATGGAACCCGACCCGTGAAAAAGTACTTGCTTTCCCCGTTACATTGCCAGAGGGTGCAATTCTTAAACAAAACCTTTCTGCCATTGAATTCTTGAAATTTGTGCTGATTACCAAACAAAATTGGATAGAGTACGGTACAAACTTTGACCATCCGAGCACTAAAGAAAATCCAACGCTACGTATGAATGTTTCTAATACTTGTACGGTAAAACCGGACGAGTGGGATGAAGTACGTGAATTTTTGTGGGAACACCGTGGTGAGTTTGGCGGAATTAGCCTGTTGTCATCATTCGGTGATTTGGATTACCCTCAAGCACCATACACCGAAGTTCTTGACGAGGTGGAATTGGCTGAACGATACGGTGCAGGTGCAATTCTGTCCAGTGGTTTAATAGTGGATGCAGCTGATGTCTTTAAGGACGTTTGGGAAGGCTGCAACGCTGCAACAGGCTTAGCTCCTAATTTACTGACTCTTACTGATACAGACATTGCTAAATACATTACAGATAATATTAAGGACGGCAAGTTTTTAGTAGATATTGACGGGGTGTGTTTTAGCGATGTGAATTGCGTAATTGACTATTTGAAACGTAGGATTGTGAAACGTCTTGAATGGGTGCGCAGGTTCAACAGTTTTGCTGACAAATATATGGAGGGTGACCGTTTAAAGACCGCCTATTGTCTAAAACACGTGAACGCATATCATAAATGGCAGTTGATTTGTAGGCAAAAACCTGTTTCTTATGCTGGGATTAAATGGGAGGAACCGTTAAAACAGGCTGGAAGCGAAATTGCGACGGCTTGTGCAGGCGGAAGTTGTTCCCTGGAAGAGTATCGTCGTAGTAAAGAATAATTTTGTATATTTGCACCCTATAACAAATAGGGTGCATTTATTATGAAAGAAAAGACTTTAGGTGAGGTTTATTTGGTTACATGCTTAGTAACAGGTAAACAATACGTTGGAATAACCGCAAGAGGTTATTTAAATCGCTGGAAGAAGCATGTTGCAATGCCTAAAACAAAAGCAACAGGTCTTCACGAGGATATTGCTAAGTTTGGTGAAGATAACTTTAAAATAGAAGTTATAGAGAGCAAATTATATGCAAATCGTGACAGAATGGCTAGATGGTTATTTAATAGGGAACGTTATTGGATTGCTTATTATGGCACGTTTGGCAATGGGTACAATTTAACCGCAGGCGGAGACGGTGTGACTGGCGCACGCAAATCAAAAGTTATCAGGGAACTTATGAGGGAAATGATGAAAGATTTGTATGAAAACCACCCCGAAGAAAAAGCTAAGAGATTAGAAAATGCTCACGCCAAATTGCGTGACCCCGAATATCGTAAAGTTAATTCTGAAAGGCAGAAAGCCCGTTTCGCTAATCCAGCCGAAAGGCGAAGAACTAGCCGCCTAACGAAAGAAGCGATGCAGAAGTTACCACCTAAAGTAAAAGAAAGGATGCAGGCGACACAGTTTAAGAAAGGGCATGAAACTTGGAACAAGGGGCTAGAAACCCCTGAAGAAGTTAAGAAAAAGATTTCTGATAGCGAAAAGGGTCGTATTGCTTGGAACAAAGGTGTGCCAATGTCTGAAGAACAAAAGCGTAAAGTTTCTGAAAGTAAGAAAGGAACATTACCTTGGAATAAGGGCGTAACTGTTGCTAGAAAAGAAGAGTGCCCTGTTTGCGGAAAACTAATTTGCTGGAATATGTTGAATAAACATATTAGAGCAAGACATACGAAGTAAACGTATTAAATAAAAACGATTAAGAAATATGGATGTAAAGATTTTATTTAATGATGACGCCCGAAAGAAAATGTTTGAGGGGGTTGAAGAGTTGGCAAATGCAGTGTCGTCCACGCTCGGACCAAAAGGGCACTCGGTTATCCTGGATAAAGGCTATGGAATACCACATATCACCAAAGACGGTGTGACGGTTGCCCGTGCCTATGATACGGATGATACGATGAAGCGTATGGGCGCGACGCTTGTGAAGACCGTTGCTGCAAAAACATGTGATGAGGCGGGGGATGGCACTACGACAGCCACCATTTTAACCCGTGCATTAATGAAAGAGGGGATGGCAACATTAGCCCGTGTGTCTAATCCACAGCGTTTTAAAGAGGGTATTGAAGCCGCTAAATGCGAAGCCGTGAAGTTTATGCAACAGATGAGCAAAGAAATTGGTGAAAACGATTTTGAGCGTATCAGACAGATTGCGACAATAAGTGCCAACGGTGATGAGGAAATTGGGGCTATTATCACTGAAGCTATTGGCAAAGTAGGCAACGACGGAGTAATTACTGTTGAAGAAAGTAGCAAGAGCGAAACCACCGTAGAGGTGACGACAGGCTTCCAATGGGAAAAGGGGCTGTTGAACCCGTATTTTGTGACTGACCCCGAACGAATAGAATGTGTACTGAACAAACCATACATTTTGCTCTTTGGGCAAAACATAAACTACCCCGATGAAATATTGGGTGTATGTCGCAAGGTGTACGATAGTCACCGTTCTCTTTTGGTTGTTGCTCCTAATGCGTCTAACGACGTAGTGAATTTCTTGGTGCAGAATGTTAAACAAGCCAATGGACTGAAAGCCTGTTTCGTTAAAGCTCCGGGATATGGGCAGATGCAAAAAGATTTGATTATGGATTTGGGCGTTAAGATTGGCGCACACGTAATCGGAGAAGAGTATGGCAATCGTGTAGAAGAAATTGGCGTGGATTGGCTTGGTGAGTGTGAGCGTGTTGTGGTAAATAGCACTCGTACTATACTCACAGGGGGCGCAGGTTCGCCAGATGAGGTAAATACACAGGTAGCCGCAATTAAGCACCAATTAGACGACAGTACGAACGCTTTTGACATTGAAAAGTACCGTGAACGTATTGCACGCCTGACAGGTGGTGCGGCTGTTATTTATGTAGGCGCAGACAGTGACGTAGAAATGAAGGAACGGAAAGACCGTGTTGATGATGCTATTGCCGCAACTCGTGCAGCATTGGAAGAGGGGTACGTTCCGGGAGGCGGCACAATTCAGCTTCGTGCCTCTGAAATGCTTGTGCACCAACTTGCAGACTTGAATGAAAAACCAGCCGATTTCAGAGCTGGATGGTGTGTAGTGGCTGAGGCTTTGCGTTACCCGTTCCGTCAATTATGCGAAAATGCTAGTGCGAACGCAGTACGTATTCAAGTGGATATGGAACTTCAACCGTGGATGCACGGTTATGACCCTATAAAGGAAGAAGTTTGTGATATGTATGATGCAGGAATTATTGACCCGACAAAGGTGGCACGCTTGACGCTTGAGAACGCTACGTCGGTTGCAATTCAATTCCTCAATACTTCATGTGCAATGGCAGCTAGTAATGATGAGAAAGGGAGTTAACCATGAGCCAAAAAACCATTCGGAAAGGCGACATTTGCCGCATCCGGCACAATACTAGCCTACACGGATTTCCGGAAAATACGCTAGTAATAATAAAAGAGTGCCGTCCTCGTAGGGCGGAGTTCCCACACCTATTTAAAGCCGCCACAGCGAAAGAGTGGTGGTGGGTGGATATTGCTGATATTACCTTGTTTGAACGAGGCAATTATGATGAAGACGATTGGTAAATTAAAGCCCGTGCAATGCGCACGGGCACAATATTAAAAATATGGATGCTCACATTTTACACGTTGTTTTCTTTGCCACGGTGATAGCTTTAGGGGGCTTGTTAATGTGGTGGAAAAAGAATAGAAAGAGATTTGCTTGCAGGCGAATGAGAAAGCATTTGTTGAAACACCCGTCAAACGGTATTCCATCAGATTACCTGTTAAATGCTTTAGAAAGGGAATTTAAAGGGATAACCTTTCAGGAGTATTCCTTTGGGGTATTCATTTATAACGAAATGGGTGGAAACATTGCATATTTATGCTGTAAAGATGGAATGTTGAGCGGTACGGCTTCAACGGATAAAATGCCTTGTTTGGCAAAATTTGTTGAAGAATTTAAAGGGAAACCAGAATGGCAGGCAGTGTCGTCCCTAATGAAGTGCGGCTGTTATTGTACAAAATGATATGACAGAAGAAAAAAGACTGATACAGGAAGAAGACATTGAGCGCATTATGCACAATGCGCCTGACTATATATTGGATGCTACTGATGAGATAAAGGATTTATGGGTGGCGTCTGAATGGGCTAAGGAAGAGCGTGACTTGACCCCTAAACGCTATTATGAGGTAGTGTTGTTTGAGGGTGAAGACAAAGAAAAACGTATTGAAATAGACTTCCAGCAAACAGTTAATCCAGGGACTATTGTAAAGGCGGCAGGCGGGAGTGTTACTGACGTGCGTAGTGTTAATGCAAAACGATTGCAGTACCTAAAATACGAACGTGAGTACCAACGTTTAGTCAAGGAGCTAAACAAGGCTATCGGCAAAAGAACTCACCGCCCTCGTAATATAGTGGATTATACGGGGAATATTTTGGAGCTATTTGGCAAGTTTTACACTATTGCGGACGTTGCCAAGATAATGGCGAAAGAATACCGTATAAAGATACCTGAAGACGAATTAAAGAAGTTCTATGTTGAACACCGTGATTTAGTTACTCGCAGGCGGGCTGAATACGTATTGCAGAACAAAGACTTTCGGGTCGCCACTGAAACGGGGCGTCTGGAAGTGCTGAACCAGATGCTAGTAGAGGTTGAAATAAAGAACCGAGCGTGTGGTGGTAGCAATGTAGACTATTGCAACCTGATACTTCGCATTATTGAGCAGGCACGCAAAGAAGTTAAGGGGAACGAAATAAAGATGACCGTAGATGGCAAGATAGACATTAATGCGACCATACAGGCAGAAACGAATGTTATGTCGGTAATGAAGCAAATGTCTATTAATGCGCTTGTCGTTGGTCTTACAGCCGCAAAAGCAGGGTTGAATCCAGCCGTTTTAATCGCACAACTTGCTAACAGTTGGTATTCACAATTCAACGGGTTTAATGGCAACGTCATGGACGGTGTACAGGTGCAACTCCCATCCGCACTTATCAAACAGTACGATTGGGGTGCAATGGAAAAACAGAGCAAACAGTTTGTGAACGATTTTACCCCGATAGCGGAAATTATAGAAGAGCCCGAAGAAGTTGCAAATAACGAGGCAGAAAATACCCGTAAGAAGCTCTTAGAGCAATTAAAGAACATGAGGCGGGCGAAACATACCGAAGACGGGAAAGCGAACGTTATTACACCTGACAGCCCTGATATGGAATTGCGTGATACGGGTGTAGTGTTGGCGGCTGAACCTGTTGACGAGGAAGAACCTACACAGGAATTTGAAATTGATTACAATGCACGCAAACAGAAGAAGGGAATGCGTATAAAAGGTAAGATAAAAGAGAGTGTAGCACGTCATAAGGCGAAAGCCGAGGCAGAAGAGGCAGACTTAACGGCTGCCGAATTAGCTGCAAGGCAGAGACGCAAAGAAAGACGGGCGGCTCGTAAAAAGAAATAATAGAAAGACGGGTATAGTGCCCGTCTAATTAAATATCAAAATTATGAAGAAAGATTTTGTAACAATTACCCCAGATACGGGGGGTAGCGGAACGGTAACGGTCACCGCTGACCCTAATTTAAACTTTGCTAGTCGTACGACAACTTTGAATTTTAATGCTGACGGGGAAGTATTAAAAGAGGTTGAAGCGTTGCAGTTTGGGAATACCATTATTCCGCAATTTTATTTAAGTCCAACCGTTTCAAGTAACAATGACTTATGGGGGTTGAAAATTACAACAACCTTAAAACTAGAAGAATTTACGGCTGGAGCTTATAATTTCTTGGTGGATTGTACAGCTAATAATAAGATAGCCACGGAAGGAACAGCTCCTAATGTAACTATTTGTATTTCGGTGATTAATAGTGTTATCATACCGAGTGGTGGAAGTAACATAAATAACCGAGAATACGATATGTATTACAGTAAAGACAACGGTACTAAGACTAAGATGACAGTAAGTAAAGACCAATACAGTCAGTTTATTTCTTTCCGTTTTATAGAGGGGGCTCCATTTGAAGAACTAACTGTTTCTAATTATCGCTTTTGGCTTCGCAATATAAACGATGCAAGTGAAATAGAACTTCCAGTTAGGTTTAGATTAGCTTATCATTATTAAAATAAGGGGAGCCATTTGGCTCCCCGATTTGTTTACCGCATTTCGTTATAACTACGGTTCATCCACGCTTCTTTTTCCATGCTTTCAATCATGTCCTCAAGGAAATTTAAGGTTCCTTGGTCAGCGGGTGGCACTTGGTCATGAATTTCACGGATGCGTCTAATTACTGTGTCCCAGTCGGCAGAAATAATTTTCCACATTTCCATGTCCGTCGGGAGTGGCTGAGACATTTCAAACTCCTGAATGTGGTTTGCCTGTAACATAGCTTCCATACTACCGAGCGGTCTGCCACCTAAAGCCCGCACACGTTCAGCAACGTCATCAACACGTTCAATTTCGGCTTCATAAAGTTTCAGCATAGCTTCGTGATAGCTGCCAAAAGAAGAACCAATAACGTTCCAATGGAACTGCCATGTTTTTAGCAACAGGGTAAAGTGGTCGGCTAATAAGCCGTTCAACAGGACAAGACTTTTAGCTATGTCCTCTGATGTTAATCCAATGTTTACTTTCATAATGTACATTTTAAAAAGTTGATGTATATACGCCACAAAGGTAGTCAAAAGAAAATTATTAGAAAAATCTTAGAAAAAGTCCGGTGAAGTCTTGTTATTTCAAAAATTATGACTACCTTTGTAGTGTCAATAAACAATAACTTATTAAAAATTCAAAATTATGGCAACAACAGTAAATAACAAAAGAACTTTCGCAAAAGACATTGCAACTATTAGCACAGCTTTAGACGGCATAGTAGAATTTCAAAGTATTGAATTTAGCCAAATACTTATTACGGAACATGGGCAAAGCATTAACGATTTACAGTATGTGAACAAAATACGTGGTATTTACTTTTATACAAGCCGCAGCAAAGTAGAAAATATTGTTTGTGCTTTATGGCGTAATGAAACCCTACCGACTTATGTAGTTTGCGCTGACAGCAAAAACGTTTACGAACTTAAATGATAACCCGTGGGGCGCAAGCCCCGCACAACTTTTGAATTATGGAACATAACAGATGTATGATATGTGGAGCGGTTATTAGCGATAACAATACGGACGGTATTGGTTGGGGCTGTATGGCAAATGTTGTGAAACCCGCTATTAAAGAAACTATGTGGGAAGTGTACGGGTTGGACATTTGGGTGGCAAAAGCCAACAGAATAAAGGAAGCGTTTTTGAACGCTTATGCAGGCGTAAAATTCCGTAATGAATTTAAACGGGGGTTTTACGAAAGTATGGCGAAAGCCGAAAGGGTGAGCAAGAAA